CGAAAGTGACGAAGGTGATGAAAGTGACGATATAGAAAATTACTAAAAATTAATGTCTAGAAAAATATATAGATATAGTAAAAATATATAGGGTAGTAAATAGTATATATTGTTAGAATATTATTAGTAGAGAAGTGGCGAAAGTGACGAAGGTGATGAAAGTGACGATATAGAAAATTACTAAAAATTAATGTCTAGAAAAATATATAGATATAGTAAAATTATATAGGATAGTAAAACTAAGAAAAAAGTTAAAAAGTATTATTAATTATCATTTTTATTGTTTTTATAAGTTATGTGTATATTTTCATTTAGATCTCTATCAATAGGCACCAAACCTACAAAACATCTATAACCGTGATATACTATAGTATTAACCCCTAAAGCTTTAATAGCCTCAATAAATTGGTGTATAGAGTATTTAGTATCTAATTTATCATATTTTTGGAACAGTGTATTGATCTTTATTTTGTCTTTTCTATCATTAGTAATTGTATATGTTGATTCGAACCACGATTTTAATTTATCTGTTGTATTATGGCTATCGTAAAATTTCTTATATTTGTTGTATAATTCTTTATAAGAATCAAGTTTTTCAAGCTGTTTTTTTATTACTTGATATTTATCATTGTATAGTGCGATTTGATCTAGTAATATGGCTATTTTTGGGTGGTTATCAAGGCCCTCAATAATCATATTCTTTGTATATTGGATTATGGGTTTTTTTGATTCGGTTTTAATATCATTATTTAGGGTTTCGGAAATAACAGAGTCAATAACATTTTCAACTGGTTTAACTGGTTCAACTGGTTTAACTGGTTTAACTGGTTCAACTGGTTTAACTGGTTCAACTGGTTTAACTGGTTCAAATAATTCATCAAATAATTGTTTAAATTGTTGTCTAGATTTTTCAATTTTATTGATCATTTTGTTTTTGTTATCATTATATTTTTGTTTTTCTTGCTCAAGCTCTTTGTAATACTGTTCTAAATACATTTGTTCATATTCTTCTATTTTTTTCAGTGTTGTATATTCTTTGTCAATGGTTGTAATATTGTATTGGGTTGTATCTTCATCGAACGTAATTTCATCAACTTCTATATTGCCTTTAATAATAATTTCATCGTCATTTTCATCATCTAATAAAGCTAATTGCTTAGCCGCCTCAATCTCAAAGGCTAGTCGTTCACGCTGTTCCTCCTCTTGACGTTCTTTTTTGCATTGTGCGATTGCTTTGATAACTTCAGACTCAAGTTTATTAGACATTTTTTGAAAATTTAGAAAATTGTTTCTTTTATTATTAGTAGAGAACATTCTTTTAAATTCAAAAAATATCTATATATTTAAATTGATTACAATAAAAAAAATAAAAAATACATACAAAATAAATACATTTTTTTGTAAACAATCGAGAAAATTAAACTAAATTAGCTGGTTTCTTGTGTATTTTCACTAGTAACTTGTTTTTTTGTTTTATTGTAATATTTTCTAGAATATTCACAATTTTTTTGTTTTGTTTTATCATCATCTTTATTAGCTTCCCGCCAAGTCTTACGGTATTCTTTGTATTTGTCTTTGTTAGCAAGTCTATAAGTTTTCATATATTCCTTTCGGTCCATTTTAATATCTGTTATCTACTTAGAAATTTTTTTTATATGTCATATAAATCAAATTCAATATTATTTTTTTTAGTGTATCTGTTTATACGGTCTCTAAATAATCTATCACCCGAATAAAGATTCCAAAATGTTTTTACAATTTCTTTTTTATAAGGTGTCATATATATATCTTGTTTATTATTTTTATAGTTCATAAAGGTTTTTACTAATTTTATTACACTATCTTCAACCAATCCAAATTTATCAGACTTAAATTTAGTATTTTTTTGGTCTGGGTCTTTTATTTTATCAAAATAATTTTTTTCTTGTCTAAATCTATCTTTAATACGTTCATCTTCTTCCTTATCTAGTTTAGGTAAATTATATTGGGGTAATTGTAAAATTTGTTCAAGAAGATCAATAGTTTTATCATTTTCTTCAATTTGGTTTTTTAATCTAAATTTATAGTCATAACCAATATTTGGATTTTTTAATTCCATTTCATATTTTTGTTTAGAGTCTAAAGCAGATTTATATTGCTGTTTTAATAAAGGCAAATCGCTATAACTCATATGTATTTTGTATGGATAAGGTTGATAATCTGAGCCCATTTTGGAATAATATTTTAGTAAATCTTTTTTCGGTTCATCTGATATTTGTTTAACTGGTTTTTTAGCTGGTTTTGTTTTTTTTATGGGTTTTTCTTCTTTAACACCGTGTTTTCGTTTTATAATAACATGTGTCTTTGCATTACCATCATTTATAGTTGCTTGAAAAGATTTACTTTTATATATTCCATTTTCATATTCGTATAATCTTGCTAATCCTTCAATTACTATTTTCTTACTCTTTAGAGGTATATGAAAATGTAAATTAGTGAGTTTTGCTAAAGATTTTAAATGTGAAAATGGTAATGTTTTTAATTGTTCTCGAATATCCATATTATAATGAACAAACATAAAAATTTAATTTTTTTTAAAAGATAGTTGTAATTTGAGATGATCAATATAATTATTAAGTTGTGTCATCAAAGTTAGGTCATTAAGTAATTGTAAAGAATGGTTACAATATATATGTTCGTTTAATATTCCGTATAAAGTGTCTACATTATAATTTTCACTAATATTTTCAAAAATATAGTTACATATTTTTAAGAATAGTTTATTTTTTTTCTCATTAATCATATCAATATAATCTATAATATTGGAACCAGCTAAATTTTTACTGTATTCAAAAATATGTTCATTGATTTCATTCACAATAGGTTTAATAAAATCCATTTTAAGACTATTTTATATTTAGATTATTTTTTTAAATAATATAAACATGTTTATACATTAATAGATTTTTTAAAGTCATTTGATAATGTTTTTTATTGTTTGTATATTATAATATATATAATGTCATCAGGTTTATACATTGGTAACGTTGGTCTATTAGAATCACCGCCACCCGGGATATTTCTAGGATATGTAAATATTAGTAATACGGGTTTCACTGGTATGGCAGGGCCAACAGGAGACAAAGGCGCTACCGGCGATGCTGGGCCCACAGGACCGATAGGAGAAACGGGTTTTCAAGGACCTACTGGTGATTTCGGTTCGAGTTATTCATTTGGTGCTGGTTTAGATACATTAAATGATGTATTATTTACAGTAGGTAATCCAGCCATTCAAACAGTATCCAATATAATTTACGTTAACGATGGTGTTAATGATATACAATCCGCTATTGATAATTCAACGTCCGGGAATGTTATTTCAGTTTCATCTGGTTCATATGGCGGTTTAACAGTACTTATTTCCGGAAAACAGAACATTTCTATCATAGCGCCAATTAGAGGACAAGGAACAATATGCGAATTGGCAGGCGGGCGCGGCTTATCAATTGCCGCATCGTCTAGTTTGATTACTATTAACTCTCTTCAGATTGAAGGCCTATTAACTCTAGCGGCAACAGGAAATAACTATTTTACAAATATACAGTGTTTATCGGGGATAACAGTGTCATCGGGTGCAAGTGGTAATTACTTTTTTAGAGACTGTGAAATTGCCGGATTGGTATCAGTTCCGGCCACTTTTGCGGGTGTAATTGCATTTGGTCAGTGTAATTTTTCAGGTGGTTCGTTTTCGCTGTTGAATGCCAGCCCGTTGCAAGTTCAATTCGGTTTGTGTTTAAATCTACCCACTACAAGACCTACAAATGCCACATATGGTGGAGCTAATTCCGATACCACTCTTCAAATCACAATGAACAGTAAATTTTTGAACGATAGTATAAGTAATTCGGGCAAATATTTGTCTAGTGATGGTAACAATGGTATAATTTGGTCCAGCCTTCCTAGCGGCAGCGGAGTAACTATTTCTAATCAAACAGTTAATGAAATCCCTTTCTGTACCTCAACCAATAATATATTAGATTGCAATGCAAATTTAACGTATGACCCTACTATAAACCGATTGACGGTTAGTTCTGGTCAAATTGTGGCAGCAGACATACAAACATCATCGTTTAGCGCATTGGGTATAGTTGCAAGCGATTTAACTATAACCAATATTAATTCACAGCCGTATCCCCAGGTAGCGACACTACCGGCCGGCGTTTTGAAACAATCTTATTATTTAAGCACTCAAACCCCCGCCCAAAGTGGTTTTACTATATCAATATTGACACCAGTTAAAATATTATTTGATATTACTAAACGATACAAAGTTACTATTGTTTATAATTTTAATGTAATGGGTGGGGGCTCCGGCACAAGCGTTTGCACTTTTGCGCTACGAGATGATGATGGAACAACACTACAACAAATACAAATGACCCTTTCCAAACCACATCAAGTTGTTACATTGGTGTTCAATATTCAGCCGGCTATGTCTTTAAGTTTTCTCACCTTTCTGGCGGCTTCTGGAGATCAAATAGAAAACGGAGCCAATGACAGTATTATTTGGGATGTCGAGGAAATAAATTAAAAATAATTACAAAAAAATACGACTTAAAAGAAACTTTTTTATAGAGAACAGTACAATATACGACATCAAAAAAAATGCAATTCGCCAATAAGCAAGACGCTGAAAACTTTTTTAATTCAACCCCTATAGATATTCTTCTGGTTCCTGGTCAAATAATTCGTCTATTAAATAAAAAGGATGATACAGAAACTAATCTATCGGGATCTTATTATGAAGTAATTGGCCAGACGGAAAATTTCATTAAATTGCGTGAAATCAAATATAATCAAACAATTTTTAATGGTATAAATTCAGTAGACTTTTTTTGCGAATTAAAATTCCATCGCAATATACCTGTAAATGTTACTATTGTAAAAAGAAAACAAAATTTATATAGAGATCCTAATATGCTAGAAGAGTGTAAAATTAAAAAAAATACATTAAAATGGTTTAATATTATCTCACCGGATTTTGATATATGGAACTTTAACAAAATTTATAGAGGTGTTAGACATATTTAGATCAATTTATTTTTACTTTTTTATTATATACGTTTTTAATATAAAGACTTCAAATATATCTAGAATAAAATGACTAGCGAAGATAATAGTATTAGTGTACTAAATACACTTGTAAATGGAGGTAACTACAATAAAGAATATTATTTAAAAAATCGTGAAAAATTATTGGATAAATCACATAAATATTGGTCAGATAATAAAGAAAATTTAAAAATATGGCGTAATGAAAAAATTATTTGTATTTGTGGTGGTAAATATACTAAATGTAATTTGAGTAAACATTTCAGGAGTATAAAACATTTGAACTATATTACAAATAATTGATTATTTTTTTACTTTTTTATGCTTTAAGCTTACGGGAAAGACGGCTAACAGCTTGCGAGCCTAGATGTTCAACGGCTGGCGCCAATAATTCCCGTTTAAGAAATGGTAAAATGCTTGTGGCGATACTCTTAAGAGAGCTCTTAAGACCAGCGCCAACGTAGCGGGCTAGTTTATCACTGTTCATAGGCTTAGGAACAGCGGCGGCATTTAATACGTTCTCTTTTGTTAAAACCCCGCTCGTATAGGCTGAAGATGCGCCGTTTGCGGTAGAAAGAATACCGGAATACATCATAATCAAATTGAGTTGTGGCAAAATTGAATATGATTGATAATTTGAATAAAATACTTCAATTTGGATCTGACATGTTGAAAGTGAGCCAGGTGCATAGTAATCCTGGGCAATATTTATAACGTCACTAAAATTTAGCATTAGTACACTTCCGCAAGTAGTAATAAATTCATCGGGATTTGTTCCGGCAGTGGTATCAACAACATTCGCGCTAGCCCATTCGGTTTGTAGACCTGAAAATTCGGCAAAAGTTTGCTGAGAACCAGACTTAATAGAGGCTCTAAATAATTGGGTAGCGTCAAATGTGCTTAAAATACCGCTCTGATTGTTAAGTGTAACAATAACCTTTTCTATAGTTGCGTAAGCATCAGGAAGGCCGTTAGCATATAAATTACTAGCTAGAGGGGTTGCGGGTGTGGGATTTATTTGCTGCTTGTTTGCATTATCAACGTATACAAAGACTTTGTCGGGATAACTATTAAGCATTATAGAATTACTAATAAGTCTTTGACCAGTTACACCGCTTGCAACAGTACCAGCCGCCGGAAGTTGGTACTGGGTATAAGTTGCTAGAGGAGTAACAATAGTGGCCGGGATCATATCACTTGGCTTGGGGGTATAGTACATAGCTTCCATATAACACTCTGGCTGATCAAAAGTGACGCTGGTAATGCGTTTATTTAGTGTTTGGGCGTCACAAACCCAACGGAAAGCCCGTTTTGCTTGGGCGTCGAGCTGGCACGTGACGTTCACCTGAACTAGCCCAGAAAGTCCGGGCTCATCAGTTGAATCGCCAAAAAGAAAAGGAGAGACAAAAACAGGTTCACGAACCTGAATTGTTAGTACAACGGTTTTAGCCTGGTTTGCGGCAGTTCCGGCAGTGTTACCAAGTACCGAGACAAGTTTGAAAGCATTACGGGGTACTTCATTATTATTACAATTAGAATCATCAAAAGTATTAAATGGGCTATTAAAAGTAGGGATAACAATACTCTGTAATTGATCAACAGGAACACCAGCAGCAGGCACGGCGCCAGCAGTACCAGCGCCAGTAATTTGTTGACATAGGGCCTGAGAATATGCGCCGTATTTATCAAGCTGTGTAGGGGTTGTACCATTATAGCGCTCAAAATGTTTCTTATCAACAGCCCGAAGAAGAGGATCAAGAACCTGATTGACAGGAAGACTAACGCTAGTATTATTTATTGTAATAGCCATATTAGTACATAGTTGATTTAGAGGAAAGGGAGCGAAACAGTCAGCCCCGAAAAATTCGCCTACCTGAGTCCCGCCAGGAACATAGTTAACTTGAGACAGATTTACTAGATATTCACCAAGGCCAACAGTACCCTCAACAGTAATAGAAAACTTTGCGCCCCACACTAGGTTTCGGCTCATAATAGTACTAGTAGATGGAACTTGAATAGCGTACACGTGTTGGCTACTAGTTGCGCTATTAGCCGGGTAACGTTGAACTGTGATGTTCTGACCACTACGAAATACGGCGTAATTAATTTTGTCGTCTAGATCAAGAACGACATCACGAACGGCGAACGGGTTAATCTGTTGAGACATGTTAATATAATTATAATTATTATATTTAATTTAGAAATAAAAATTTGGAAAAAACAAATTAATTAGTCTAGAGCTTGTCTAAATAATTTATATTCGTCTATAAATTGTGATGGGTCTTGTTTATTTATCCTTGCTTCCGCTGCTTTCTCTGTAAGATAATTTAGATATTCTTGTATTTTATCTCTGCTAAATAAATCTTTTAGGCCTTTTATAGCTTCCGGGGTTACATCTGGCCTATCTGATTGCAATTTTATTGCTCGTATACCTTTACGGCGCGCCTTTTTAGTTTCAATTGGTTTCTCTAGTAGCAATTTATAGTTCAAATGTTCATTTAGCGCTTCTACTAGATCTTGTTTAGATAATTTTGAAAAACTTATACGTTCTTGTAAATTATAAGTCTTAGCGATTTTTTTTAGCTCTGGTATTGTAAGAGCATTCAAATTATATCTCAGGTCATAACTCATTTTTATTATTAACATGTATTTAGATTTTTTTTAGTTTATTCCAGCTTGATTGTTATATGTTTTCTTACGTAACATAATAAGAATATCGGCACTAGCTCCAGCGTCTAAAGTCATAGGGTGGTATGATCCGTATTTATCACGCCAAAATGCTGAAATAGTTAATTGTTGAAGGTTATTATTCCCCAATAAGTCAATCAATCTATATTCTCCTGAAGGTATATAAAATACTTGGCTATTTGTTGCTTCTACACCGCTATTAAATGGAATTATAAAATCAGTTAGTACTTTAACAACGCTCTGTTGTTGGTAAATATTAGATTGTGTAGTTCCGTCGGTAGTATTTAGGTTTACAGGAGCGCCGCTAAATTGGGCTTCAATAGGGATAGTACTAGAAACAAATACAATACTTTGACAAGGTGACCAATTAACAACACTTGAAGATTGTTGTAAATATGGTGTATAATCCCCTGTAGTTTGCTGTTGTTCTGGTAATAATACATTAGTATCTAGTAAATATCGGCAATCTGTATTTGTTGGGTAATATATATTGCCTGCATTTTCTGGATAATATTTAAATCTGAATGTACTTAACAAATTATAAAGAGGTTGATTTACTGCAACGTACCACTGAGAAGTTGCATCTGGTCCGACAATACCACTAGGGACACTATTAGGGCGGTTAAATACTAATTTTTGGCTTTGGCTGTCCCATTGAAAAAATGGCTTATGAACCCAAGAACCTGTACCAATACTCAGATTGAAAAAATCTGTTATAGCTTTATTTAACATCTGACATAGTGTATCAACATTTCTTATATAATAAAATGGATTTCCTAATACATCTTCTTTGTTGGTAGGAGCTTTTAAACTATTTTCATAATCTGGTGCAATCGTCTCAGGTAAATATATCACAATTTGACTAGTATTTTCGATAGTAGAGGGATTAAAGTACTGTATTGTTCCGCCCACTTGTTTTGAATATAGTAGAACAAGTTTGTAATTAGTAATATTGTTTCTTGCAGTATTTGGCGGATATAGAACCATATCAGGAATTAAAACAGGTAGATTGCTTTGAATATTCCAGCGAATAACACTAAGAAAATAATCCCCTGTAACATCTACAACATTACTCGTTTTAGTTTGGTCAAATATCATAGGTTTAGGAAGGGTATTGTTTGGTGTATATTCGTTAACCATTTGAAGATTAATATACTCGTGTGTACTAGCGTCATCGGTGTTAGCGTGAGGAGCTATGTATTTAAGATTTTGTAGAGATATCATTTTATTCTATAATTATATTTGAAAATAATAAAAAATATAATATTTAAATGAAATTATTAGATTATTTCTAATAAATTTAATAATATGGCTTATATTATTTTCTGTAAATAATCTAATTTATATTATTAAATGGTAAAAATAAATTTATTTTTACAATAAATAATACAAATCTATATTATTTCATTGAAATAATCTAACTTATATTATTTTATTATAATAATCTATTCAAATTCACACTCTTTTACATCTGTTTTGTCAATAAGACCAATTAATGTGTCTATTTGTTGATCATCATTGTTGTGTTTTTCGGCATTTTTCTTTTGTTGTTGATATTTTTCATTGTTTTCGTGAATATTATAAGTCATTTTATCAATTTCTTCCTGTCTTTGTTCAGAAATATATATTAATTCTTGTTTTACTTTGTCAAGATTGTGTAAATAGACTATTACAAAAGTTTCTATATTATCAAAACACGTTTGTATATTTTCTAGATCTGTATCTATACTTTCTTTAACCTTTTTTAAATTTTCTTGATATTTACTAAGTTTTTTAACTTTTTCACTACCAAATCTAAAATTATATATTTCTTGATCACATAGAGCATTTATACTAGTAAAACTCTCTTTGATATTTGCAGCATCTAGATAGATTTCTGAAAAGTCTTTGGGTTCAACCATTTTGAAAATAATTATTCTAGATAATATTTAGATTATTTTTTTTAAATAATATACAAATTATTTTAATTCTTTAAAACATGTTCGCCACTTTGCAGACATATAAGTGTTTCTAAGTTCTTCGCCTTTTTTAATATCTTTTAGGGCTATTATATGCATTGTATTGTTTTTTAAATCACCTACCTTTTTTATATTTGGTTCATCACTATGGTTATAGAATGGTATACAACCGCTAGCACCGGCCCAGGTTTTACGATCATCTGACCAAGTAAAAAGATGTTCGTTGTTGTTGCCGTCAACACCATTAATAATATACATCAATCCAGTTTCTACAATGTCACCGGCATATATATTTTGTCTAGCAAATACCCCAAAACCATATTCAGATTTGTCTACGTATACTTTTGTACAATCTACCCAGCCTAACATTTTTATTTTATTATTTGGTTAGATTATTTTTTTTTTAAATCTAACTATAATATAAAATGTCTACTTTTGATGATGATTATAAATTTGGTATTGAAAAGGAAAATGAAATATTAGAAACAATTAAAACATATTTCAATAGAAATATTAAAAAAATGTCTGAACGTTATTGCGATTTTGATTTTTTTGATGAAAAATATAAATATGAACTAAAAAGCCGTAGAAACAATTATAATACATTTGACACGACTTTAATACCTGTATTTAAATCAAAACCAAAAACAATATTATTGTTTAATTTTCTAGATGGTTTATATTATATTGAATACAGTAAAACTAAATTTGAAAAGTTTGAACAAAAAAAATTTCAGAGAGCTGATAGACCAGACAAAAAAGATCAAGAATATATTTACTACTGTATACCAATAGAACAATTAAAACCAATACAAACATATGAGATAGATTTCTAAATATTTTCTAGACCTTACTTTTTAGAGATTTTCAATATAGCCACTTTCGTCACCCTCATCACTTTCGCCACTTAACTAAATATTTATAATACCACTAACAATTTCATCATAATCATATCCAGTTATTTTTTTTATTTCATTCATCATCTTAATATAGTCACTTAATCCCTGATTGTCTTTTTGTATTGTCATAGCTCTTAATATGCAATGTCTACCACAGGTACTAATATCTATATAGTCATTTACTTTTTGGAAATTTTTACTACTATATATAACATCTTTATCTTTTAATTTAGCTAATAAATTTGTTAGATATGGTTCTAGGTCTAGGGCTTCTTGTTTCTGTTTATTTACCCATTTTATAGGTCCGTCAATCTTACCCCCGTATGAATCAAAATATTCATATACATTAGGGGGATATTTACTAACTAATACCCAGTGACCATAGTTTGGTTTACTTTCATATATGACGAATATACTTTCTTTTTCCTTTGGCATAAGTTCATCAATACTATTGTAATTACCTATATCACTACTTGATATAATTTTAGCATTAGGAAAATATTTTCTTATATCTAGATCTGTTAAGGGTTCTTGCTTAATTTCCTTTATTTGGCCTTTGTTTAGCCCTGAACCTTCTAAAGTATTCAGATATTTGTTAATTATTCTAAATTGCCGTTTGGCTTTTGCTTCTGTTAATGCATTTTTTGAATAACGTTTACGTGTTTCTATATTTTCTACAAAATAACCGTCTGGAGTCTTGATAATTTGAAAAGGCATTTTTAGATATTTGTATATATATTAGATTTTATTACTTTTTTTTAGAGTCTATATTTTACTAATTTTTAATATCACCACTTACATCACCTTCATCACCTTAGCCACTAAATTATTTTATTTTCATTAGTTATTTCCAGTTCTATTAACTTTTTATTTTTTCTATCCAAATATTTTTGATGATATTCTTCTTTGTGGTTTTCATAGTGTTTCTTTGCTTTTTTACGATTATTTTCTATAAAAATAGGGTCATTTTTGTGTGTTTGTTGATATTGTTTAACTAATTGCATATGTTTTTGATGTTTTTCAAGTAGTTTTTTATATTCATCATATTCTTCTAGTGTTATTGTTTCCATTTTCAATTACTATATTATTATACTATATTAATGTTTTAGTATTATTAGTTATTTCTTTGAAAATAAATTTACATAAATATTCTAAATTTTATTTGTATTATAATATTAATATATACTAATAATAAATAAATGGAAGATACAGCATATAACAAAAAAATTCTTGATCAAGTAAGAGCAATTAACCGCCGTTATATAAAAGACGCAGAAATGAAGGGCCAAATGCTAGACAAAATGGCAATTACTAAGCCAACTGTTGGCCGTGGGGAGGATTTTGAAGGTGCCGGCGTTATTTCAGGTCTTCTAGGTGCTATCGGCCTTGGTCGAAAAAAAGGTGGCGGATTTTCTGACTTTGATAAAGATTTTTCTTTTTTAAAGGGTGGTATGATGCGTGGCGGTGAAATGCAAGGCGCTGGAATACTAGACACGCTAGGCAGTCTAGCCCCTCTAGCTATGTTAGCTCTCGGCAAACCAAAAAAAAGTTACCGTAAAATGGGCGGAATTGAAACAGGTGGGCGGCGTAAGATGGCCGGCGCTATGACTGGTCAAGGTTTTCTAGATGATCTTGCAGATGCCGCGCAGTCTGTCGGTTCAACAGCTTTATCACTAGCCCCCTTACTAGCTCTAGGCAAGCCCCGACGAGGCCGTAAAATGGGGGGCGAAATTGCTTTGGATATGCGTGACCAAAATTTTGCTACTCCTACAGCTTCTGGCCGCCGTCGCCGCCGTGGTGGTATTGCTACTGGTGGCATTCAAACGGGCGGCCTTTCTCGCAAACTTTTAGGCGCTCGGGCTGTTGGTTCTGGTTTGGGTGAACTTGAAGGCTCGGGAATTTTTGACGATATTCTCAGCGGTATAAATAAATCTATCGGAGTTGCTTCTCAAGCTAAAGCGTTACACAGTATGATAAAAGGAAAAGGCAAAAAGAAAATGGGAGGCATTGCAACGGGTGGCCGCCGTCGCCGTGGTGGTATTGCTACAGGTGGTGAAATGGACAGCGAAATGATGGCAGGAATTGCAACTGGTGGCCGCCGTCGCCGTGGTGGTATTGCTACAGGTGGTGAAATGGACAGCGAAATGATGGGCGCCGGAATTTTTGACGATATTTTGGGTAAGGTCTCTGATACTTTAGGAACAGTATCACAGGGCGCGCAATTAGCCAAGCAATTTGGATTTCTTAAAGGTAAAGGCAAAAAGAAAATGGGAGGCATTGCAACAGGTGGCAAATCCCCGTGGATTAGTCACGTTAAAGCATTTGCAAAAAAACACGGTATGAAGTATAATGAAGCTCTAAAAGATCCTAGAACTAAAGCCGCTTATAAAGCTTAAAATATGTTAATCATTTATTTTTTTATTTTTTATTGTTAGTATAATATAATATAGTAAAAATGTCATTATATCAATCAATAACAAATGAAGCTCTAAATGAAGATAGGGCCGCAGATAGGGAAGTTGTTGAAAGACTAAAACGAAATTATTTAGACAATAAGGAAAAAATAAGGCCCAATAATTCATTAGACGGCGTACGAAGAAGTGTGTTTAAACAAAATATTTCTCTAATGCAAAAATATATTTTTAAGGCGTTTGGTTATATAACTAGTAGAAATGTGTACTTAACTAGAAACGCTCCAGCAGATTTAAATTTAGGTGATTTATCTACTATACTAGCTGATATCGTAATTACTTATAATAATTTAACAACATTTCTAAAACAAATAAATTATGATCGTTTATTTGATGCAGACAAACAATATATAGACAATCAAATGAAATCATTTATACCTTCTTTAGAGTCTTTGGAATTTGATCTAAAGGCAATTGTTCCAGATGAGTACTTATTGCCTATTTCAAATATTAAAAATGATATTTTATTAAAAAATTACGCTCCAGTAAGTTATTTTGGCCCTGATTCCGCTATAACTAGAGCAACTAGACGACGTCGGCAAATCGGAACACCAATAACACGTAGACGTGTGGAAGGTGAACCAGAAACACAAGCCCAAAGAGAACTAACAAGAGAAGAAAATATACAAGCATTTGAAGAACAACAGCCACCCTTTCAAGAGGAAGAAATTGAAGCACTATTCGATTTTTAAAATACATTATTTTGTTTTATTTTTTATATTTGTTATTAATAATATATTACAAAAATGGATGTATTAGAACAGAAATATTTGTCACGTGATCTAAATTTTTTATTAAAGGTTTTACAGTTAGGGGATAACCCTATTCGCCTTGTTGGTACCGGGTCTATGGCTAGTCAATATTTCCCAGCAGATTTTGATTTTCTTTGCCAAGTAAAAGAGCGGTATACACCTCAAAAACTTTACAAGGACTTTAAAAAAATTCTAGATAATATTGATGAACAAAAATTATTTTTTATTGAATTTAAATTACAACAACTACCAAAGAAAGGCCAAGAACAGGAAAAACATAAAGTTTTTAAAAAAAATGATGTACGCCAGGAATTTTTTGATGCATATTTTAATAAAAATACAGAACTCTGTAAAATTGACGCCATTATTTCGTATGAAGGCAGATTTAAAGAAGTATCTTGTATCTATTTTTTCAGTACTAAACCCCTTGTAATGTCTGATTATATACAAGCACTATTAGATGATCAAAAACAATATTATGATGACGGCAAAGTATACAAATCTCTTAAACGTCTAATGCTATCAGCTAAATATGAAAATCCACCAGACAAAAATTTAATTATTACCATTACTAGATTTTTTAATAGTCAAGTAGGACAGCTCTATGAATTAGACAATATTATTCAGGCCGCTATTATTTATATGGATAAATTCGGAGCAGATGAACGTATTAAATTATTTATTCAAAATATGGGTTTAGGAAATATGAACCCAGATAAACTAAAAAATTTATCTAAAGACTATCAAAAAATTATAAATAATGAAGCTGAAAAATTATACAAATTATATAATTTGCCGGTTGGTAATTTGCCTCCGTGGAATTCAATAAAACCGAAAATATAGAAATAATCTAGAATAAAATCTATCTATATATATTAATAGTAAGAATGTTCAACACAAATAAAATAGGTAGGCCAATTTGCAAAATAAATGGCGGTCAAGATGATGGCGAAACGATATATTTAGATACTAATGTACAACCAAATTCAGGTAAACTAAAAAAAAACTACTTCAATAAATTACATATTGAAGATGGTACTTTTCAACAAGTCCCAGACACTACTATAGAAAGACAATGTATTATGATCAGTGGAGCCAGTGGATCGGGAAAAAGCCATTATAGTAATAATTACATAAAAGAGTATCACAAAGTATACAAAAAGAACCCTATTTATTTTTTTAGTGTTCTTGATAATGACAATAGTATTAGTGATAAATTGGTCAAACGTGTACAAATAAATGAAAGTTGGATTGATGAACCTTTAGAAATAAATGACGTTAGAAATTCTTTGTGTGTTTTTGATGACATTGAAATGGTTAAAAATAAAGAAATTAAACAATCTATATTTGATTTCATTAATTCTATTTTAACGACTGGAAGACACACTAACACTAGTATAATTTTAACGGTTCACTATCCAAATTCTAGTTATATTAGAAATTTTTTAAATGAGTGTCATTGTTTTGTTTATTTCCCGTTTGGCAGTGGGAGAGCAACTAACTACACACTAGAAAATTATATTGGTGTTGACAAAAAGGATATTCAATATATTAAAAAACTAAAAACACGTTGGGCCTGTATTTTTAAAAACTATCCCCAGTGTGTATTAACTGAACACAATCTATTTGCTTTGAGTGATCTAGACTAATTTATCTATCTTACTATATTTTCTAGACCTTATTTTTTAGTAATTTTCAATATCGTCACTTTAGTCACTTAAGTCACTTTGGTCACTAAACTATATTTATTTTGTATATATATTATAAATGACTACACATACAGATGTAAAAAAAATATTTTCTTTGTTACCTATTAAAACATTGAGAGAATTAGCACAAAAACACAATGTTTTAACTGGAATAAAAGCCCCGTCACAAATGCTAAAAGCTGAATTAGTTAAATCGCTTAGTGACCATTACAAAAGTTTGATGGGTACAAATTTGATGCCTATGGCTCCTAAAGGTTTGATAATACCTATTTCAGATTTGCCAAGACAATATAAGCCTACAAAACAAATAGAAAATGAGACACCACTACAAAAATGGGCTAGGGAAAATATCAAGGTAATGCCTCGAAAAAAAGATATAGAAGCAGAAAACAGAGCCAAAAAATATCAAACTGATAAAAAATTACAAGAATCTATAAAGAAGCGTCAAGCAAACCAAGCTAAACAAAAAGCCTATCGCGAAAAGATTAAAAAAGAAGGTAAAACAGAAACCAAAGAACCTAAAAAGGCAAAGAAAGAAGAAGATGATGATGAAATAATAAGTACCAATAAATATGTTATTGAGTTACAAGATATATTGAAAAACTATAAAAAACTTAAAACAATGTCTAGAAGCAAATCAGGCCAAGAACTATATAAAATCACCTATAACAGATATAGAACACTTGAAGAAAATATAAAGAAAGATAAAAATATAAGCGCAAACGACAGGAAAATTATAGATAAGCTAGACAAACAAGTGTATGAATTATCTGAAGACGATGATATTTTAGAAAAACATTTTACTTTTTAATATCATCATCATTTTTGATTTCTAGAGCGTTTCTATCTTTGTGTTGGGCGTTTTCTTCTTTTCTTACATCAATTTTAAAATTAGTTAAACAGTCATCACCATAATAGCGTTTTAGAAATGGTATAGGATTATTTGCCCCCATTACCGTAATATATTCAAAATTGTATTTTTTTAATGGTAATAATTCTGATTTTAGATAGTAACAATTTTTAAATCTTTGTCTATCTTTCAGTGATGCTAGTTTAATTTTGTCATTAGATTTAGTATATTTAAAAATATCTATTGTCGGTGTTCCTATTATTTGTCCCGTTTCTGTATTTTTAAACCATAAATCACTAACAAATATTTTTATCATATCTCTATTTGTTCGTTGTAGTTTTATTTGCATTTGATCGTCATATAAGTTTTTTTCAAACAATGGTATAATTTTCTCAAAATCCTTATCAAATATACCTAAATCAATATCATCGTCCCACGGTATTAAACCATTATGACGCACAGCACCTAGAAGGCTACCACCTTCAACAAAATATTTAATATTGTGATCTGTTAGAATTTTATCTATTTTTTGCATCATTGTAATTAGTATAATTTTGGTTGTCTCTGGTATTTTATATTTATCAAAATCAGTGTTTGCCATTTTTTAATATATAAGTATATTTTATTTTATATTTTTTTATTTATATAATATAGTATATATTTTAAAATGGAAACCACTCTAAAAAATCATCTTAAAAATAAAAATTTGTCTGATAGTTCTATTGAACTATATATAAAAGCTCTAAAAAACCTAAATGACAAAAAGGAAATTAAAAATTTAAAATTTCTTGCAAAACCTGAAGTAATTCTAAATAAAATTAAAGATTACAAGACAACTACACAGAGAAATATTATAATTTCTATTGTATCTATCTTAAAAGCATTAAACAACCCAATGTATACAAAATATTATGATATTATGATTGATATGACTAAAAAAATTAATGATAACAATAAAAATAATGAGAAAACAGAAACCCAAAAAGCCAATTGGATGAAATGGGAAGACATCGAAACTAAATTCAATGAACTTAAAAATGCTCTCAAACTACCTAAAAACATGTCAGAACCACAATATAATTCACTTTTAGATGTAGTTATATTATCCCTATATGTTTTAATGCCTCCACGCCGTAATAAAGATTATATAGAAATGGAAATTACAAAGAATAATGATACAAAAGATACAAATAAAAATTATCTAGATCTAAAAAAATCTCAATTTATATTTAATGTATACAAAACAGCTAAAAAAGACGGTCAATTAATTGTTCCCATACCTGATGAACTAATGGAAATAATAAAATTATATATCAAGCATCATCCTATGAAATTACAAATGAAAATAGGAAATGTACCATTTCTAATGTATTTTAATAAAAAACCACTAAAAGATAATTCTATAACACGTATACTAAACAAAATATTTGACAAAAAAATTGGTTCTAGTATGTTAAGACACATATATTTGAGTTCAAAATATGGTAATATGCTAAATGAACAGAAAAAAGACAGTATTTTAATGTCACATAATTTGACCACACAGAAAGACTATATTAAAAAATAAATTTGTAGTTATAATATAATATACTTATAATTAAAATGGGTTCCATAGATCAAAATAATAGTTACGTTTTTCCACTAAATGCCGGTGAATCTTTCACAGGTTTATACACTAGTACAACGAATTTCAGCGAAATATTGATTTCCGTTGAAACTGATACAACTTTTGAACTTACTATAAATTTTTCTAGTAATAGTGTTAATCTGGGTTTAGTTAAAAGTTATAGCGTCGTTGTTCCTAGTTCTGGGGCTTTTACTTATAGTCTTAAACCTTCTTTAAGATATTATCAAGTAATTTTAACAAATACCGGTGTAGATCAAACTTATTTACGACTAGAAACAATATTGAAATCTACTATAGTTTATCAAGAGGGCGGAACCGGCCCAGCGGCTAATGTTATAATTACTGGGCCGTTGAATCCCAGCGGATGGGTTGAAATGGTTGACAAAAACAACAATTATGACGGTGACGGAAATTTACTTGTTGCCGGTAGTTTGTCTATTAGTGGTACTATTGACGCTAGTATAACTAGCCCACTTGTTGACGGTTATGTTGCTATTTCTTTACAGGCTATTAATAGTAGTTATTTGACTGATGGGGGTTTAAATGTGAATATTATTAACCCTAGTTTGGCAATTACTAACTCAGCTTTAACAAATTTGACATTTGCTGATTCGGCTTTACTTGTTAGTGATACAGTTGTACAAACTACATTAGATACTATAAATACAACGTCTACAAATATATACAATATACTAAATTCTAGAGGGACTCAATTATTGTATGATGATCCTATTTTAGCAGATACAAATACAACTAGTATAAATTTCAGTGATAAAAATATAAAATTAGTATCTATATATGGTAATTCATCTAGTAACACTATACTATCACTAGTATTTAGTAGTGACGGTATTAATTTTTACAAAACACAGTATAGTATTAACGCAATAGCAAACCAAGATTTTGGTTTTAGTGTGTCTTGTAATCCGTCTTTTTTATGTATTAATTCATCCAACGCAGTACCATCCAAACTAACTATTTTTATTGATTATAGTTAGATTATCGAAAATATATGTTATCTACTTAGAATTTTAAAAAGTGGCGAAGGTGACGAAGGTGACCTACGTGACGATATTAAAAATTTCTAAAAAAGTAAGTTCTAAAAAAAAGTAAGATATAGTATAATTATATGTGATGTTTATAAGTCTTGCCAATTAATCCGTTTCCCTTTTTGCTTTATTTTTATAGCCTTTTCAAGCTGTTTTTTAGTTATGTCTTTTGCTAGTGGTGTTGGTGTTTTTGAATTGATTCTAACGGAAGGCCTACAAACACTTGGCAAATCAAGCTCAATTTGTTTTTTGCCTTTAGTACCACAGTTTTTAAAAGTTTGATCAGTTAATAATGCCGTTAAATTTTGCCATTTTTCTAATCCCCAGCGTATTAAGTCATCAGATTTTTGTTTTGATGATAAATTTAGCTTACCTAGTCGCATTGATTTATAAGCTGATGGCTTTTGATTTTGTATATTACCGTTACCAACTTTAGAACGTGTTCTATTTACTATATTAATACCAAATCGCTTATTAGTATCTTTTATCGATTTAGCCAACGTGTTGAGATTCCATAATAGCCAACGGCTAAAGAAACCAGCCGTATATATACCTGTTTTTGTCCAATCTTCACGTTTTCTATGTCTATTTAAATAGGCTTTTTTACGGTCTTCTGACCCGTGTATTGTCATATCTTCATATTTTGAGGCCCCAAAATAGATTTTCTTATTTCTTTGTGTTTTTTCATTAAAGTATTCAACATAATATTTTTTTTCTGGTTTATCAGATCTATACAAATAAAATGTAATCATTTACATAATAACTAGATAATAATAATACTAAAAAATTATACCATATACAAATTTTACTATATCTATATATTTTCTAGACCTTACTTTTTAGTAATTTTTAATATCGTCACTTTCGTCACTTTCGTCACTTTCGTCACTTCTCTACTAATACTATTCTAACAACTATATAATATTTACTACCCTATATAATTTTATTACATCTTATATATTTTCTAGAGTATACTTTTTAGTAATTTTCTATAT